CTTCCCATTCTCTATCTGTTATGGTTATTCGAGAATCTTTACCACTCGCACCAACAGAAGAACGGGCGTCATTTAGTGCCATCTGTTTGATTTTAGTAAGCTCTTTTTTATCAGTGATGTCATAGTCTTGCTGTTTGGTCTTAATAATAGAGTTAGCCAGTGCTTGTGCACGACGTTCTTTGGGGGCGTTCTTTTCTGCTATATTAAGTTTAGACAGTAGGGAGTTTACTTCGTTTTGATAGGTAGCCTTAGCACTACTCGAATACTCCAGACGCCCAGTAGCTTGATGTTCTTTACGGGCCTTGTTAGCAAGGGCTTTCATTTTATTACCATAATCCGCATATGCACTTTCTTGTGGGGTGCCAGAAGAGAGGGTATGTAAATCATCTATAGTAGATAAGAGTTTTACTGTAGTGGTAGCGTTTACAGTTTTACCAGTCTTAGGGTCAAAATAAGTTCTACCAGACTCCTTATAGGTAACTTTGCCCGTATCAGGGTCTATTGTTCCGCTACCTTGTCTCTCTGGGATTCTTACATCCTGCTTTCTTTTGGATAGTAAAGTTGAAGCACCGCCGCCACCGACAACATTGCCATCTTCATCATATTTGGGCTGGTATCTTTTTCTCAACTCTGCAATACCTTGGTCTTTCTCTGATTGCTTATAATCTAATTTATGTTTATATGCATCGATAACAACCTGACTATGTTTAACGGCTCTTGCTATTTCACTTTCAGGCGCACCTTTCAATGTCATATCTGTAATAAGATTAGATATCATTCCCATTTCTCGACCAATCTCGGTCTTCTTCATCAGTCGAACGCCTTCTTTTCCAGCAGTGGAATACTCAATTTTAGCATCAAAATCTTTAAGGTCTTTCAGGGTGGAACCCGATTTAACTCTAACCTTATCATTAACTGGAATTACAACAACTGTGTCTCCGTCAAAGTCAGCACCCGATAATTTCTCAGCAACTTTTTGATTAATACCAATGGCATCAATAGCGTTACCGAGTATCTTCTTAGCTGAAGCGTTTTTGTTATTAACCGTTAATTCCGGTATTTCAAATACGCCACCATGAGGATATCTTATCAAACAAACTTTTTCACCATTATTAAGATATGGAGCATATACTTCATTTTCCTTCATTTGAGTGAGGGGAAGAATAACTCTTGTTTGTTGTCTTGGTAATGCGGCCGCTTTCAAGTGTACAACCGCAGAATCACAACTACCCGCAAACTCCATTAACATTTTTCTCTTAACTGCTGGATTAGTTAATGAACATATTAAATCATATTCTGCTTCTGCATCAGCATAAGTTAAATCCAACTGTTTGTTAATGAGTTTCATTGGTTGCTTTGATAAGAATTGAGAAGAGAGGTTCTTGGACATTTTATCCCATTCGCCTTCTTCTTTTAATTTGTTGATAGCTGATAGTTTCTTTGTTCCATCTGGTGCATCATACCAACTTTGGCCGTCGGCTTTTATATAAGCACCAAAAGGATTTTCTGGGTCATTGTTTATTTCTTTTAACACCTTCATTTTATCAGTGCCTGATTTCTTATTAGTGTTAAAGACAATGTCCGCACCATCCGGCATGTCATCCGAATACATAGCCATTCCTTTTAGATAATGAGTACCATCAACCAAAATACGAACCTGAGCATAATGTGAATTACCCAAATCCAAATCGGCTACACCTCTACGAATTTCGATAACACCGTCTTTTCCAATACCACCATCTTCAGCATATCTAATACTGATTCTGTCAGAGTCAATGCTTGCTGGGTATTCTCTTTTATAAAAAGATATACCGCCGTCTACAGAGTGATAATCACCAACAGATTTTATTAATGAGGTATCGTCATAAATTTCTTTTACAGTGATATCAGGATTATGTAGAATCATCACATTAGTTTGTTTACCTTTGTTTAAAGGTTGTGGAATACCAACACCATCTCTCGCATATCCTTCAGCTTCCAGCATAAATATAGCCTCTTCCAAAGTATTACGAGACACGCCAAGTTCTCTTTCAACACCCGCCCCAATATCGATTACACCTTTTTCAGCTAATTCATTTTTCAATATTTTAGCAGTTGTCGCTGCGGAATTCATTCGAGCTTCTGAATCAGCATTAAGAAGAGAACGAATAGAAGACTCATTCTTTCCCATAATTCTGCCGATTTCTGAAACATTGTAGCCATCCGATTGTAAAGATTTGGCTCTATCGACCTCTAAAGCTCGTCTTTCATTTTTAGCAACTTTACGAGCTACTCGAAGTTGCGTTGTTGAATCCAGTCCCATAGCTTCAGCTATTTCTTTTTGCGTTAATCCTTGTTTTTCCAATTCTTGAACTCTGCTAAGAAAATCGCCGCTATGTTGATAAGGGTTATCACCTGAACCCCAAGGATAGCGACCGGAGCGTTTCTTAACTCCATAATGCATCAAGATATCATCCTCAATAGGATTCATAGTTTACCCCTCCTGTTCTTTGATTTTTGTTATTAACTTATCGAAAGATATTATTTTATCCATAATCGGAATAATTTCATCGCCTGCCGGCTTATGATATAAAACTTCGTTTGATTGATAAATACGGAGTTCCATATCAATATCGTTTGGTTTAAATCCAAGTTTTGGACCGTATTCCAAACAAAAAAGAGCAGCATAAATTTCTAACTGCTCCATATGTGCGGGAACTACACCCGACTTATAATCGTGAATCCTAAGCAAATTTTTTCTGAATGCAATCGCATCCGCTGTTCCAAAACAATTATCCGAATAATATAATGGTTGCTCGGGAATCATTTTAAAACCGATTGCGTCGTTTACATACATATTCAATGTCTTTTGTTGCTTCGGAAGTTTTTGTCCAAGCCTGATACATTGTGCGGCAAACTCGTGTAATTCGGTTCCTTTTAAAGTTGCTAAGAATTTTGAATATGACTCAACTATTTTCTCTTCGTCATATCGTATCCAATGGAATTTACTGGCTCCGAGAAATGCATGTTGACCTTCAAGGTTTGAATGCTTGTTGAAGTTCATTTAACACTTCCTCCTTGTTTTCTGGACAAATGAATCTTGAAAATGACATTTCGTTCATCAGTCCAATATAATACTCTTGGTTTGGTTGTTTCTTAGCACTCGCGTCTTTTTTACATTCTAAGGTTGCCCATTTATCTTTGTAAAGAACTGTCAAGTCGGGAATACCTTGAATATCATCAGGGTCGTTTTTCATAATGATACAACCCGGAAACATAGCCCTAAGCTCTTTTTTCAATCCTGCTTGAAATTTGTTTTCACGCATTGTAAATGAGCCTCCCCTCCATAAAAAATAAAAAGAAAATAGAAAGTATAAGGTCACATTTCTATTTCCCTTCATAAAAGAGCATGTTTTTTACGCGAGGCTATTTTTAGCAAAAATAAAAGCCCATATCGTTTAAGATACAGGCTTTATGATTCTTTTAATCGTCATCATTGATATAACCATATGGACAGAAAGCACAACCGGGATACAACTCCACACAAGTGATACAGTTTGGTCCCGGTGGCTCAGCACCGATATAATTAAAAAATTCTGCTCGATTCATTGTTTGTCCACAGTTAGGACAAATGTATATACCGTCTTTCCATTTCAGTTCGTTATTACAACAATCACAATATACAAAATATCCTTCTTCATCATACACATCATCATATACTTCACCGAAGATTGGTTCTGCTATTTCGACATCATCAGGATGTTTTGTACTATTGTAAATATAATCATATTCTTCTTTTTTCTTTTTCTTTCCAAAGTCAAATAATCCCATATAGCGAACCTCCTTTTAATCTAAAAATATCGAACAACATATACATATCAAAAATATAACTATTAAAGCTACACCCATCGCTATCAAAAGACGACGGTCTTGTTCAAATTTTTGTTCTCTATTTTTCCGTTTTTCTTCTTGTTTAATCTGGTATCTTGTTTTCTTAATAGGTCTGTCTTTTTTATAATTTAAACTTTTCTCAACGATACCTTCAACATCAGCATCAAAACCTATCTCTTTATTTTTTAGACTAAATTTTAATTTCATCTTCACACACTCCGAAATATAATTAAGTCTATTATACCATATGGTTAAACAAAATTCAAGATATTCACTATAAAAGGAATGTAAGACTTTAAAATTTGTATAAAACTTTGCTACATTCCCGAGAAATACTTCTCGACCTCATATACTTTATACATAGTTCTTTCTCCTTTCGATTTTTGCTAAAAATTGTCTTGTGGTCAAAAGCCCACTTTTTTTCGCCTATTTATATATTTTTTTAATTTTTTTATCACAATTAAATAAGAAGAATAAGTGGGAAAGTGGGCAGAAACCCCGCAAACCCGCATAAACACTGGGTTTTTCGCTGCCCGGTTTTGTTTTTAA